GTGCCGTCCGGAGAACCTTTTACCCCTTGTTGACCAAAGCGAATTAACTTCACTTCGTCCCCACTCTTAGCCAGCACCGCATGACTCTTAGTAGGGTGGGATGGGGTTTTCTTTGGGGTGTTGTACCCCGAGAATGATTCTTTGCCGCGCTTAATCATTTCTTTGCTGTTTTGGCAGCAGCCTTGAATGCAGCCGCAGTGGGCGCACCCTTACTACCGACTTTTCTCATGCGCTCGGGCTTTACACCCGCAGCTTTTTGAGCCTTGATGCGGTCTTGTTTGGCATTGATGTTTGCGTACAAGCCCTTCATTTTTTGGCCTTGTTGGTTGCGGTGCGCTTACCCCTCATTGGAAGATCAGCAGAACTCATTGCAATCGCAAGTGCTTGCTTTGGGTTCTTCACGACTTTGCCGCCCTTACCGCTGTGCAAGTCACCGCGCTTGTATTCGCCCATGACTTTCCCTATCTTCTTTTGCATTGCGTCTGAGACTTTCATCATGATTCTTCACCTACCATGTCGCCACTGTCATCAGTAATGGGGCCACCAACAATCCATGCCGAGCAAGTGCGCTTTGATGCACATTTGAAATGGAACACTTCGCAGTAGCCCAAATCACCCGCTTCAATCACATCCCATGCGTCTGCATCCTCACCCATGCCCTTGTCGATGCAGTCCAGCATCTCAGTGGTCTGAATGAATGCCGCACAGTTACCGCAAGTGGATTTCTTCGCTTGAGAAGCCGACAATCGCCAACCCTCTGCCAGCTTGCGCCAATAGTCGTTATTCGGTTCGTTGGGGTTCATCGGGCCATACATCGCTTTGTCGATGGCCTTTTGGCGACACTTGAGGTTTTCTTCAATGTCTTGAGTAGCAACGGGACAAGAATCGCCTTCTTCATCCATTGCTTTGCTTTGTTTGATCTCGATGCTGATCTCAGCAGCGGGGGCAAGTAGTCCGGTCATATCAACCCTTTAAAAAAGAGGGGCCGAAGCCCCGGCCTCAGACTGTTCACTTGTGGGAGGAAGGCCACCAGCATCGGTTAATCATATTCTAACGGAATTCCTATGTCTCTAGGCCATAGGTCTAGCATCGTCATCGTGAATACCGTCTTTTTGTGAGCCTCAATCCACATCCGCTTTCTTTCCTCTTTGGAGAGGTGATTTCCTTGATCTAGCGAATGGTGGCAGTCTTGACAGAGTGCCGCTGTGTAAATGTCGCTTGCTTTGATGCCCCGACCCTTACCATGCTCTGACCAATTGGAATGTGCCGCTTGTACTGACCCATCCCGTCCACAGTGCTGACACAGCAAAGAGGCCACATTCTTGAGGTGGGTCTTGCTTCGGTAATAGGTGTACTTGGGGAACATCATCATATATGCGTCCTTGTTGGGGAGGAATTACCAGAGGAGGCGCAAACACTCAACAGAGTGCGGCAACCGCATGAACCATCCAACACGGCTGGAGATTGGTTTCTCTTTATGGGCCACGCTGCAGTCGTGTACGCCAATCTCCATGCGTGTTGGTGCTCCCATAAGGCAGGGTGAGGCGCAACTGAATAAAAGCTCCCACGGGGCCAAGCCGCTTCACCAACATCTTTATCCTACATCAATTTCCTTTTGTGCAGCCCATGACATTAGCCACTCGATGAACTCTGACCCGTCTTCAATCGAGAATTTATGCGACTGCAACCCCAATTGAACCACCCTTTCGCCATCAAGTGAGGGAGCCACCTTTCCAATCTTGCGATTTGTCTCATGCGCCCATTGGTCTATTAATAATCGCTTCCAATCGTCCGCAGTCCATTTAGAACCCACAGCCTTCATCGCAATATATATCTTGTGAATAATCCCGTGAAACATATCGTTTTGTTCAGCACTGCGCCGAGATTGTTTTACCTCAATCCTTAATTTCTGTCCCGCCATCAATGTGGCTTTGATCTGAGGCCACAAGTCTTTTAAAACTGCGTGTCCTTGTTGTGGATTATATAAAGTGTAGTTCATGAAACCCTCATTTTTAGTTTTGTTTGGTTTTTAGCTGGCAATAATTCCTCTGCCATTACTTGCCTATCATTGATGATATAGCTAACCCTACCGTATTTATTTATTGTTATTCGAGTTACAAAACCAATAAATGGCTGCACCTTGTCTCCATATGGATATACCGGAACTTTATCTCCGATTTTGCAATAGATTTTTCGAAAATCAATATTGTGTTTCATATTTCCATCACCATAATATCTATCCCCTCTGTTGCAGAATAAACCTTTGTTAAATATAAATCGACAACTTGTTTGTCATCAAGATACACGATGCCATTCATCCCATCTAGTACAGCCTTTACGATGTTGTCAATGTCGGGCTTTTTGGTGGGTCGTTCGGTTCCTTCAATACAAGCGATTTGGCGCGTTTTTGAGTACGATGGCGGTATGGGTATTCGGATGTGAAGATAAACCGCTACAGCCCCGATTAGAGGGCTTGTAGACCCCATTGCTTGCTTGGCATAGGTTTGGATTGACTTCTCGTAGGTCAAAGTCTTGGAATCGGTGTAAGTTTTGACGAAGGTTCCTTGCCTTGCAAAGCGGGGTCTGCCCTTTCCGGCGACTTGTGGGATGGTGAAATGGATTTGAATCATTTTAATTGTGTCGCGTTTGACATATCGATATAAGCATTAGACCGAGTTATTCGACCACCGTTAATTGTTTTCTGCGTCTCGGTCATCATAATGGTTATCTCCGGAACATAACTGTGTTCGTTTGATATTTGTTGAACAAGAAGTAAATCGGATGGCATTAAATACAAGAACCCGATAAACGGGACTTGCATTGCATGAGATATTTTCCGACCCTTTTCTAATTTATCAAATGTCACCAACCATTGAAAATTAAATCGTCCGATAAATTCCTCAATCGTTATGTCTCTGCATTTGGTTTCGACCACCCGCATGATTTGATTTTGTTTAATCAATATCGCATCAATGTCTGCGGGTTTGTCTTTTGGGGTTTCGCAATACTCGTAGTCCGGAAAGTGTTTAGCGAATATCTCCATCGCTCGGTGTTCCGCTTTCAGCGATTCGCGTCCTCTCGGCGTGTTTATGTCCATCAATGCGTTCCTTCACCATACGGGGTAATTCTTTCCACATATCGTTCGAATCGCGTAGTTCCTTCACCCGATGGCGTGTGTACTCTGTCCAGCCCTTCATCATCGCCAATGTCGCGTAGTGGTCTGCTAGTTCTCTGAGCATTCAAGTCCCCCGTGATGGTCAGTGCTTTGTTGATTCTCCATGTGGGGATTGCAAACCCCAACTTAACGAAGTTCAGCAGTGCGTGTGCTTGTTGCTTAGTCATACAAATAATAAGTTTTGAGTTTGTACATTTTTTCCAGCATCATATTTTTCAGACAAACCTTTAGGGTATGTTTGAACTTCATAACGCAATTGATTTTTAAGATTTTGTTTTTGTTTTTTATCTCCAACAAAATAAATATATCTGTGCTTTGAACTTCTATTTATTCTGTTTTCAGAATCACCAAAATTATGGCGTGAATGCTTGCCATCTTCTCCCGCCATATCAGTGCGCTCTTTTGTTGTTCCAGTAAACAAAAAATTGGTAGCTTGATAAATATAACCAACATGGTTCATTGCTGTGTCAGCATACGAAACCACAATACTCGGCTTTGGCAACATTTGCAGACTTTGACCAACCAGCATTGATGCGGCATTTTTTAATCCATCTTCAATGCAAAGGCGATTTAGTTCTAAAACAATGTCTTTGTTTTCCGGCCCACACACCCCCATACACAAAAATGGACTTGCTGGCAAACCATAGGTCACGATGCCAACTAGCCTTGTGTCGTACAAACCAAAAGCATAAATTATTTGGGGCATCCGCTTGGCGTAGTGTTTTTGCAGAATCCAAGGTTCTGCCTCAAATGGCTTAATTGGAATAACCTTCATTTCCCAAACCTCAGTTGAGCAAGCCTTTCGCGGATGTGGCTTGGCATTGGTGCAGCCCTCTCTATGTCGGCTTTGATCTTCTCAAGTGCGGGGTCTGCTTTGGGGGCTGTGTCGGGTATCTCTGCCCCGTCCCATCTTTGCTGATTGAGGTAGACCAAAGGTGCGGGAATGAATGCCCCACTGTCTTTGCGCCATTGGTCTGTTGTTTTCATCCACTCAAGATGTTTGATGATTTGATCGGCGCAAGTCTCGCAGTAGAACTTTTGCCATTTTTTCAAGCACTCTGACTTACCACCCTTGCGGGGGCTTTTAGGCCATGCTTGCCAAAATCTGTCAAATCCCGTTTCGAATAAGTCCATTTTTTTCCTCTCAGTTGATAAAACTCACATCCTCTGACTCTCTTATTCTTATTTGCTTTTTGGTGATTGTTGGAGCAAAGCACAGCCTTACCGTGTTCATAAACAAAGTTCGCTCTGTGCCGTGACTTGCTTTTCGGAGCCATGTCATCGCATCGCACTACCTCAGACTATTTCAACCACCGCGCTCTAAGGATTCGCCCACGCCCCCCGCTTTGGCTTGCTCGTGTAACGGGGTATCTCAAACACAACCATCGACGAACCGCATTGTGTTGTCCAAATGCAAAAACCCTACAAATCACTCTGTGGTCTTGGCTCTTGGCGAGAGCAACAACAAGCGATTGAGGTGAATCAAAAGTTCGTTTGTCGTCTGACAAGACCACACAGAAATCTGTAGGGTTCAACGATTCACCTCAATCGCCTAGATGCCACTCTAGACGGTTTAGATTATACGCACACTTTGTTTGTGCGTGTCAATACCCTAAAAACAGTTTGTTGTGCAATTGCTACCGTAACAACAAGTCGTGCAGGTAACGATGCGTCCACCCGACATGATTGTGTGAGTGGTGCAAGATGCCCATGCCAAGCTGACAGACAGAGCGAACCAAATTCCTACGAGTGCTTTCATGATGTTCCTTCGGGTTTTTTACCAATGAGCCATTTCGGTGAGGGTTTGCACCGTTCTTCTAAGAGCATTTCCCTCTGAAAATCCTTTGTGCAGTCCTCACAGATGTGGACGGGTTCAGCTACGATTTTGGCGTAACCGACCCATTCACGATACTGCTGTTCAGAGGGAAAGCAATGAGGAAACATGATTTATTGTGCTAGATGTTGTATTTTTGCACATTAGGGAAAGTCCTAATGCACAGTGCTAGATGTAGTGATACAGTACATTCATTCCCCAGCACAACGCATAGGGTCTTTAAGGAAGCAAATGAAAAATCTAGCCTACACCACCGAAGTCCACTCCATCGACTACGGGTATCTCACGGTCGAGTTTGACTACTTCGAGTCCGATGATTCTGTTGGCCTCTCCGAAGTCTACGATTGGTTTGCTTACACGGTTGAGGCGTTTGAAGATGAACCTGCCGGAACCGAAGTCACCTACGAACTGACTGCCGCCGATCAAGCATCGATCTACGCGCAGATCAAGAAACATCACATTGCCATGATTGAGGACTTCCATGCTTAACAGAACCAAATTCCCCCGCACATTCACCGAAGCATTCCCCAACAGTTTGGAGAACGGTGCTTGCATTGAGATTCATGTAGCCCAATTGACCATTGCCGATAAGGTAGTGCGTGTGGTGAGCCTCATCGGGCTTATCGTGCTTGCTCTTGACTGTTTTATTTGGAGACCCTAATGGACGCTAATTACATCATCAACTCTGTCAAACAAACCTCAGAGACTTTGTACCGTGAGCCTCAGATCGATCAAACTGAAAGACTGCTTTACCGCATTCAGATGTTGGAAGGCCACATTCGTGTGTTGGTCAACCACATCGATAACGCCCGTGACGAAATCAAAACCCTACAAACTGAACTCATTGCAAAGGATTCCAAATGAAAGAAATCGCAACCGCTTTGGTCAAAGCACAAAAGGCTTTTGGCCCCGCTTTAAAGACCTCTACGAACCCTCATTTCAAATCACGCTACGCTGACCTATCCGCTTGCGTTGAAGCCGTTATAGGGGCTTTAAACGACAACGGCATTGCATTGATTCAAAAGTCATACGACTGTGAAAACGGTGTGATGGTCGAGACAATGTTTGTCCATGAGTCCGGCGAAATGTTGGAGTGTGGAATCTTGCACTTCCCCGCAAGCAAAGCCGACCCTCAAGGCCACATGAGTGCGTTGACTTATGCGCGGAGAGGTTCCCTCATGGCAGCGTGTGGAATTGCTCCGGAAGATGATGATGGGAATGCTGCAAGCCGCAAGACTGAGAAACCCGTCCTCATTGCTCCCCTAATCGCTTCCATTGATGCCGCTACCACAGAGGAAGAATTGAAGTCTGCTTACTTTGAGGCCATCAAGGTAGCCGGACATGATGCAGCCGCAAAGAACGCCATCATTGTTGCCAAAGACTTGAAGAAAGCGAGTCTGTGATGGAACAAGGTACACCGGAATGGTTTGCTGCCCGTTTAGGGAAGGTAACCGCCTCTCGCGTCTCAGATGTGATGGCAAAACTCAAGACGGGTGGTTATGGTGCGTCACGGGACGATTACATGGCCCAACTCATTTGTGAACGGTTGACGGGTGAGAGGGCTGAGTCGTTCACCAACTCGGCTATTCAGTGGGGGACAGAGACCGAGCCAATGGCCCGAGCGCATTACGAGATGGTCAATTCAGTTTTAGTAGATCAAGTGGGGTTTATTGCTCATCCGGACATTGAGAAAGCCGGAGCCTCTCCCGATGGGATTGTGGGCAGTGGAATCATTGAGATCAAGTGTCCCAATACTTCCACCCACATCGACACACTGCTAAACAAAAAGGTTCCCGCAAAGTACATCAAGCAAATTCAGTTTCAGCTTAGGTGTACGGGTAAAGAATGGTGTGATTTCGTTTCCTTTGACCCGCGATTAAAGGGGTTGGAAATGTTCACCAAAAGAGTCGAGCGAGATGAGAAGCTAATCAGCGAAATGGATGCCGAAGTGGTGAAGTTTCTCTCCGACCTTGACGAAAAACTTAACTTACTTTTGAAAGAAAAAAATGAAAAAGATTAAAGACCTCATCGCCTCAAATGGCACATATAAAAATCAAGATGGTGAGGAAAAGAACCGATGGGTTACGGTTGGTGGCTTATATCAAGACGGTAACAAGATGACCATCAAGATTGACTGCATCCCTGCTGGAAACAATTGGAATGGTTGGTTAAGTTGTAAAGACCCAAAGCCACAAGAGTCTAAAGGATTTCCCGCAGATGAGGATATTGGGTTTTGAATCCGGAGGATGAAGCGTTTGAAGAACTCAGTCGCAGACAAGGCGATTGGGGGCTTCAAGGGTCGCGCAAGCATCAAATAATCCGATACGCTGAGAACAATGCGCGAAACGAAGTGATTGAAGAAGTCGCCCAACACATTGAGAAATGCTCGTTGGCGTTTGGCAAAGACACCATTCAATCGTTTACTGCTTATGTAAGAGGAATGAAGAAATGAGCGATCACCAAGCGGATGCGGCTAGATACGAATTTTTTAAGCAACTTAAGGTAGTGGGCTATTGGATGTTTCCGGGCAGTGCGGAGGGCGTTGGAATGAAGATGGCTTGCTACAAGAAACCCCGCTGGCTCACCATCAAGCTGATGTATTGGCTGTTGGAGTTTGAATACAAGGAATCAAAATGAAAGCACCACCTCCGAGCAAAGAACTTTGTCTCATGATGGCAAAGATTAACTATCCCCGAGATGCTGCACTTAGTTGGACATGGCTATTTGCATGGGGATTCCATGAAATGTATGTAGATGGTTGGTATGAGGATTGGAAACCATGAAAGCTAGACAAGTATTTATAGCCCTAATGGTGGGCAAAGGCTACACGCCGGATGAACTTCAATGGGACGGGAAGAAGTTTACAAACTCTGCCATCGTCACTCGTTGGAATTACTTTCTGTTGGGGTGGGAAATGCGGGGGGTCATGTGATTGAGACCATCATCACCATCTTTGCTTTGGGGTTCTTAGGAATCGCTCTAGCTGTTCTTTGTATCTGTTTTATGGTTTGGCTTGCCCTCAATGAATCCTAAGAGTACGAATAACTCCGGCATGAAGTGTCCCGAGTGCAAAGCAATCTCGTTTGTTCAACACACCAAAACTGAGGAGAATATGCTTGTCAGACGAAGGGAATGCTACAACGGGCATCGCTTTATCTCACATGAAAATATCCTCAGAATGGTCAAGCGTCACAAGACCGATAAGGCTTGATTGGTGTGGTTGATTCTGTCATCAAGACCAATAGTGCCGCCGTTGATCTTCTTTGTAAGACCCGTCCAATTTGCTTCCTCCGCGAGACGGTTGCAGTCGTGTGTAGACCAAAACCATCCCGCAGTGAGTGCAGCGTATTTAGGTGTGGCGACTAGATCGGGTTCCATCACAAAGTCAGCCCCTAATGCTTGTCCGGCGTGATAGTACCCGCTATGACCGGTCAATTGGACTGCACCTCTGCCCCTAAAACGCCATCCATCCCCGCTTGCTTCGTCTCTGTTTCCCATGCGGTTGGCATAGACCATATTGGCGATCTTCTTAGGGTTCCGAGCATACTGATTAGCAAAGTCCAAAGTGGGGAACCGCTTAGGCCACAACTTCATCAGCGTCTCGGCGCGGTAGTTTAGATTCTCCTCCAATGTCTTGAAGTGTCCACATTCGTGTCCGCATTGACCGATAAAGGCAGCTTGTTGGCGTTTGGTGGAGATATTGAATCTTCCAAAGGTCTCATTGAGTGCATCAACCCACTCAACCCCAATGTGGAGCTTTTTCAGTTGCTCACTATTTACCATTTATCACCCCCATCACTTTGTTGTACGAGTCAATACACGCATTTAGCTGCGCGGTGTTTCTGTCGCCTTGGGCGATGATTTCGGCGATTGCTGCAAGGGTTGCTCTGTCGGAGTCAGTAGTTTCATAAACCGGTCGGTTAGGTTCACTTCTTTCTTTTGGGCTATCTCCGGTGGGAGTGGGGGCATTTGTGGGGGCTTGTACGCAACTTGTGGACGGGAGCCGCAGCCGACCATCACGAATAGCGCGATCAAGAGAAGACTGTTTTTGAGTGATGACATTATTAGCCTCCGATAATTTGGTTGATTTGTCGTTCAGTTGTTGGGCAAGTTCGCGCTCTTTCTCTCGCGCTTCATCATTCTTTTTGGCAATCTCGACTTGCATCTCCGCATCACGGTCACCCCATCCAACATGATGCCCATACCCGTATGCTCCACCC